AAAACATTATTGAAAGAGAAGGCGGCTCAAAGCTAACACGCGATCCTGACGATCCGGGCGGGACCACTAAATATGGTATAAGCCAGAGAGCGCACAAGGATGTTGATATTGAGAACTTAACATACGATCAGGCCGTGGACATTTATAACGAACATTATTATAAGCCTTCTAAGGCAAACTCCTTTCCCCCGGAATTACAGGAGATATATCTTGATATGGTTGTGAATATGGGTTATTCAAAAGCCGTTAAGATAGTCCAGAAGGCGGCAAACGCTAAAGGCGCAGGGATTGAAGAAGACGGGAAGCTTGGCCCCGCTACATTAAAAGCTGTTAAAGACACAAAGCTTGAACCAGAAAGACTTACCGCATATCGTGTTGCCTATTATGTAGGCCTCTGCAAAAAAAGACCTTCATTGTGGAAATATTACTTTGGATGGTTCCGCAGGTCTGTTGAAGTATAGGAATTTCTCATAATATATTAGGAGAAAAGCGTATTTTGGCGTACTTTTTAGCCGAAACAAGAGGACTAAAAAATGATAATCAAGGCTTCACAAGTACGAAAACTGTTTAATGAGCGCAATGTTCAGGTAAGTGATGATGCTATTAAAGTGATTGGGGATATGGTATCAAGGGACATCAGAAGAATGGTTGCCCGGTGTGTTGAGGGCAATGTTCCGCGACTCACACCTGACATTATTTATATTGCGCTTGGGAATTTAACGGACAAACACAGGGAGTAACCAATGGATAGAGAGCAATTCCTAAAAGAACGCCTCACAGGGCTTGGTGGATCGGACATTCACCATTTATTTTATGAGAAACCGTACGGATGTTCGCGAAAGTTATGGTATGAAAAGACGAGCCAACAACCTGACTATCCGGTCATTGCTTCCAATATTATGCAAAGGGGAAACAAGCTTGAGCAACTGATCAGGGATGAGTATGTTCTGCGCACTGGCAGGAAAATTCGCCGGGTAAATCGTATGATAACCAATAGCGCCCATTCTTGGGCAATGGCACATCTTGACGCTGAGATTGTCGCTTTTGACGATCGCAAAACCGGGATACTGGAATGTAAGTCAGTTGGCAGGCCAATGTATTATAAGATCAGGGATGAGGGGATACCGACCAGTTGGATATGGCAGATGCAACACTACTTATTAACTACCAATCGAAGTTGGGGCAGTTATGCTGTTCTGTGGGCGGATAATTGGGAGTTTGTTCACTTTGATGTTGAAAGAGATGCAGAATTACAGGGGTCGATTGTTGATGCCGGAACGAATTTTTGGCGGATGGTTGAGAACGGCCCTGCACCTGAACGGCTGGAAGCAAAAGACAAGCGCTGTAGCAATTGTGAATTTCGCAATACCTGTCAGGGAGAAAAACTAATGGAACTCGCACAGGGAGATTCTGAAGACATACCATTCGATACTTCGCTTGATGCACTTATGAATGACTTCGCATCATTGAGAGTATTGCAGGAAGAAGCTGCCGACCTGGTGGAAGGAAAGAAACAGGAGATCAAGGCCACGCTGGGTGATCGGGTCTTAGTTGATTGTACCGGTTTTCGCCTGTATTACAAGCCAGTTGAATCCACACGATTCAAAAGTTCTGCTTTAAAAAAAGAGAATCCTGAACTTTATGAGAAATATGCTTACAAAAGCGTATCAAGACCTTTTCGCATTAAATCAATATAGGAGGATAAGATGACGAAAGACACAAGCGTGGTGATCCAAGATGTCGATTTCACACCGGGACAGATTGCCACAATAAAAGAAACTGTTGCCAATGGCGCAACAGATAATGAGCTGAAACTATTTCTGTACCAGTGCAGCCGTACTGGACTTGACCCATTAAGCAGACAGATTCATTTCATTAAAAGGGGTGGTAAGGCAACGATCCAAACAGGGATTGACGGCTTTAGGGCTATTGCAGAAAGAACAGGCCACTATGCCGGTAATGATGATTACCTCTTTAACAATGATCTGACGATGTATGAAATGCTGAAGGCTAACATTGAACAGCCGATTACAGCAACTGCGACTGTCTATAAGATCGTAGGCGGCGTAAGAGTCTCATTTTCCGCTACGGCGATATGGGATGCTTACTGTCCTAAAGGTAATGAATCGTTTATGTGGAAAAAGATGCCGTATCTAATGCTGGGCAAGTGTGCCGAAGCATTGGCGTTGCGGAAGGCTTTTCCAAACAATTTAAGCGGTGTCTATACCGATGATGAGATGGCGCAGGCACAAGCACCGGCAGAGATTGTGGTAAATGCAACCAATGAAAAAACAAAAGCGCTGAAAGCAAGGGTTGAGAAAGCTAAAAATGGCAAGAAAGAGCCGGACGAAGCAGTAGCAATGACAGGCGAACAGCGCAAAGAGATTGAAAAGTTGATTGAGGCCGAGCAGTGTGCCGATGTACGAACCGGTGTATCATTGTGGTTGGATAAAGATATGTTGCATACTTCCGATGCAGCTGACAGCACAATCAATAAGCTCAAAAAGATGATCTCCGGATGAGATATTACGAAGTATCAGTTAGAACTTGGGTTTCTGCTGACTTTAAGGCTTTAACGCAGGATGGGCAGCTTCTATGGCTGTTCTTCCTGTGTGGGCCTATTAAAACGCCTTTACCGGGGTTTTATAGTGTGGGTATGGGCGCTTGTTTAGACCATTTGCGTTGGGAGCCAGACAGATTCAAAAAAGCGTTCAAGGAAATACAGGACAGGGATATGCTGCAGTTTGACGATAAGAACAATGTCATCTATTTGCCAAACTGGGTAAAATACAATCGACCGCCATCAAATCCCAATGTGATGAAAAGCTGGTTGTCATTGCTTGAGAATATTCCTGACTGTGATTTAAAGACCGTTTATGTTGATAATCTTGTTACAATGGTTCGCCATCTGGACAAGTCAATACAGGGCATATTCGATCATTGGACGGCGTTATATGGTTTCTCCACCGATAACATTGAAGATATGGATATTGATTACGATGTCTGATAACACAAAGCCATACAGAAAAATGTCGGATGTTGAGAAAAAAGATTACTCAAAATTTATTCAAACAAAATACATAAAAGATTTCGCAGAGTATTTAAGTATTATAAACAAAGGGCGGATTACATTACATAAGCGTCAGATCATTGATTGGGTTGAGGGTTTGCGCACTTTCGGCCCTGAAGTATTAAAAGCCGGATGGAAGGGGTGGATTCAAAAGCTGAAACCCCATTATGTGCCTTCCATTGCTGATGCCATTGAACATTTCAAAAAAGTATCCGCGACACTGGCAACGACTGAACACAAAAAAATAGTTGAAGAACCGATAAGCCTTGATGAAAGCAGTGATTTCGGCAGATTGATGCATATTTGTATGAAATACGGCACTATTGGCCCAATAGCCTTTCATAAGAGATGTATCGAGTATTATAAAGATATGGCTTCCAAAGAAAAAGACAGAGATAATGCCCTGTCGTTCAATGATGCTATCCACGAACATAAAAGGCAGCTGAAAGAAGCGGAAGGATCGTCATTGATAAAGCAGATCGCCAAAGAGAATCAAGAAAAGGTTGTTGATAGGATCGAAGAATTGTTTGGAGGCGAAAAAGAATTTAAAGGGGATGAAAGTCCAATATAAAGGAGGATTACAATGATGGGAATTGCAACATTCATTGCCAATATGTTTATTTTAGCAATAGCGGTTATCCTATGGCTGGTTGCTATCGCTGGCGTATTTCTTTTAATTAAGAGAGTCAGTGAAGTAATAAAAGAGTACTGGTGTTAATATGGATCAGATAGCCACAGTAACTATAAAATACACAGAATCAGAAGTTCAATTATTGATTAACAGTCTGGAAATGACTATATCCACAAGAGTTCCCTGTGTCGGTAGCGGACAATGGAAAAAACCTTACGAAATATTGCAAAAAGATTTGTACGATATTAAAGAGAAGCTGATTAACTATAAACATTCAAAAACAATAGACCAAAAAAAAGAAGATTTATTATGAGCCACACAACTATGAATAATTCGCTTTCCATTGCCAAAGCAATATTTGTGTATGAAAAATTGCTAAAAGATGGGAAAATAAAAAAAGACGGCGCTGCATATAAAAGATTAGAGTATTTTAGATATTTGAAGTACAAAGGCTATCGCAAATTTCCGTCTAATACCAGATAGCGGTTATTGAAGCCCGATATAAAAGGAGTGGTAAAATGAAAGTGATATTAAGAAATACAGAGAACAAGGTGGTAAATATACCATCTAAAATATGGCAAGAAGCTGGTTGGAATTTAAACGATGAAGTTGAATTGGTTATATGTGAGTGCTATAATGGAAAAGATGAAAAATGGATTAGCATTTCTATTGACAGGACTAAAGATGAAAAATTTTGGGAGGATGATTGATGCGAAAAGATATTGAAAACAATGGATAATCACGATAAGCAACTGAAGGTTGAAGAAATAAAAAAGTATTTGAAAAAAGAATACCATCATATACTTTCAGATATGAGCGACAACGATTTACATTTACTATGGAGAGCATTGAATGGCAAAACTACTGGATAAATTTTATCGGCCCACCATTAAAGTTCGCCTTCCATTAAAATATGACATAAACAGCACCAGCTTTACGCCGATTCCGCAGTTTAATATCCCGCGCAGCATCGTATTCCAGG